AAGTCCTCGCACATAAATTCTACCAGTACAGTTTTTCACTGTTACATCACTCAAGGCATTGGCATAAATATACCCCGTTACTCTGGATTTTAAGGATTCAAATTCTACGTCTTGTCGATTATTGATTGCGTTATTATTCGGGTTTCTAACAATGATATCGGGGTACTCCCCACCATTATAAGAGTTATCCCAGTATTGATTAACATTAAAAATATTAGCAGTATAGGGAGATGTAGTAAGGAGTGCGTTTTGCGATCCAGAGTCATTAAACCCTGTAGATATGGCTACGGTTTTCGTAGATTGGGCTGTTGCTTTGCTCCACTCTGGGGGGAGGACAAAAGTTCTATTAAACTCACTGAAGAATGTCCACGGATTAGCGTGTTTATTACCTACTCTCGTTTGAGAGCCTACACAGAAAGCATTTGCTATCGCATTACTAGTATCCACCGACAAAGCGGTCGTAACAGAACTAGCGGTAGCGTTGGTCATGGCGGCGGAAGTAGCTAAAACGGCTCCACTTCCACACAACATGCGAGCAAATCCACGGTTGATAATCTCTAAACCTCCTCCAGAGGCTACGATTTCTTTGTTCTCCAGCCTTAAGGCTCCCAATTCCCCGCTCACACATACTTCAATAATAACTGGCTGACGAATAGTGTTCGGTAGGGCTTCTACCGCACTAGAAACACTGCCGAATACTTTCTTATTATCAATGCCGCAGTCAGAGACTGTAAGCATAATTGAAGGGGCAGTAGCAGACGCGGGGTATCCCGCCATTTCGTGGAGGAAATCATCTCGGTCCTCTAAATCGTAGATGGGCAGGTTGTCTTGCTCCCAGTTGTAGAAAGAACTGGAATCAAACTTATAAACAGGATCAACCCAGTTATTGAGTAGTTGGCCCGTTCCTGAAGCAAGGTAGAGATCGTCTTGATTGAATGCCATTTTAGAAGTTTAGTGTCCATTTAAAGACTAGAGCAAAATCGTCTGTCTTTAGAATATTATTAAAAGGTCGGTAAGCGCATAGCTGTGACCTGTTAGGGTCTACGCCTAGGGGGTTTTGCATAAACAACCCCACTTCATTAAGAGAAGTTCCTAGGTTATTACACGCATCCCTACCAACATATAGTATATAGGTAACAGAGTTCAAGTCCACTCGTTTAATACTATTATCCGAGATTAAGGGGAAAAACCAAGTGTTACCGTAGGTACCTTTGGTAGTGCTTTTAGCAGCCCCATTCCAATCCATTAATTCGTGAGCCATTAGAGGAAGGTTACTGTCAGGTCCGGACTGGTAATCTGCTTCCCCCGCTACTTGCCCTAAGGCAGATACTAGCGATACCTCAGAGACTCCGTAGTTAGTGAGTTTAGTATTTCCTAAAGTACCTAGTTGGAAATACCGAATTTGAAAATTAGTTATATCCGCTGCGCCTGATCCTGCGTAGAGCAGACCTAATCCTACTCCCATACCAGAAGTAATCGTGTTTGCATCGTCAAACACTTTCTCTTCTAAGCCATCTTCGTAGACTTTGTAAATCTCTAAGTGTCCTGAGACATCTAAAATATCTTTTTTCTTCATAATCTATCTACCTTTTTTAGTCTGTCCGGGGTGTAAATTAGTAATGTTATTTTCATACGATCCTGTATAATGATTGTCCACAGAATTGCTAATGCCTAAGAATCCAATTGACCAGTGAATTACTAAAGAATACTCTGCGGTTTTAACAATTGGAGAAAAGTTTTTATAAGCCATAAGGAGGGGGGAGTCTTGCCCAAATCCTTTAGGGTTTTTAGCAAATAATCCTAGCTCAGTAATGCTTTTGCCGTTTCCACTATTTTCATCTAAAATAATTTCGGACTCAAAAGAGTCTACAAAATACTTAGAAACTTTCCCTTCCGTTACCACTCCAAAATACTGATCTTCTCCACTAAATGTAACTGCGGATAAGGGCGCACTTGTATTTAAAAGCTCCGTATACGTTCTTCCCCCGTCAACCGTTGAAGCATTAAAGCCTCTGTACCTTTTAACCAATGTAAGGTCTGTGTCTACTCCATAGTCACTCCAATCAAACGGGGCACTTAGCTGGTAAAAAGTGGAGGACGCTTCCCTGACGGTGCCGCTCCACCCAATAGTGTCTGTACCTACTTGAAAGTATTTGGGGGCATAGTCTTCCGTGTACTCCGAACCAGCATTCTGTTGAATATCTAAAAAGGAGGAGCCTAATCCTGCCGTGATTAGATTAGCTTTCTCTAACACGGTTTCTTTTGTCCCGTCATTGTAGAGCTTACAAACTGTTATGTGTCCGCTAATCATGTTGAGACCTCAGATCTAATGTCCATTGAATCTTTAGAGTCTGATGATTCTTAAACCCTGCGTTGGACCCAGAGTCGTAAATCGTACAGAGGTTATCAGTAAAAGATTTTTTAGCAAATAATTTAAACTCTTGTTTGGTTACGCCTGTTGTAGGATTAATAAACACATTCCCAGTATCTGACATTTCAAAGAAAGGTGGTTGATTATTTTGGAGTGCTTTAGGACAATCTATTGTCCACAAACCTATTTGATGAAGACCTCCATAATTATTCATTGCCCATACATCAGCAGGAGAAATTTTAGTGGTAATAGTTACGAGAGGGTTTTGAACAAAATCCGTTAATACATTAGGGGTACCTAAGCCTGAGACGGAAGCTCCTCCTAGCGAGGGAGCGGGTTGTGAACCCTGTTGAACTCCATTATACAGAATAGTGTGGAATCCACGATAATCCATATATTGGAGAGAGTTAAATAGACTACGAGAAGTGTTTTTTTCATCATCAAACACAACCATGTTGGCAGAAGCATTTGCTTGGAAGTCCCCTTCATAAGAAGAGACTAGCATAGCACTTGTGTCTCGCGTTGTTGCCCTTGGGAAGACACCTTGGAAATAGCTAGATGCAGCAGTGGGATTAAATTGAATACGGTTCTCAAATTGGCCGAAAGATTGAGTCCCATCCCCACTCACTATCGAATAAGAAGTACTGGCCTCCTCTAGCTTTTGGTCTAGGGGATCGGGATAGGAAGGAAGCCTATAGGGAGGAGTATAAGAAGACAACGATGCTCCGTTGGCAACCCCGATAGTACTACTAGCCCATAAAATTCTCATCACCTTATCCGTGCTGATCTGATCAATGAGAGAGGTGACATTCGCGCTTACACCTTGGCATAAATTATCCGTCTTCATGTACACTTTATCTTTAGGAAAAAAGTACGCATTACCTGAGAATGATCCCCCAGCAGGACCATACGATAACGCCCCCAGCCTCCAGTTGGAGGTGTCCATGACGCGAGGAGCCACCCCCAGAACGCTTGAGGGGGTCGTGAGCATACTCACAATGCTCTCCCCTGCTCCATTGACTACAAGGTTGTCACCCTGTGCCACAAGCGTTTCTGAGCCGTCTGACGCGATGGCAAATACTTCTACCTTACCCCTCATGAATTTGAATATCCTCTAGCTGTTTGTAGGTAGCATCTTCCGTGGTGGGGAACATGCTACTGTTAGAACGGTAATTAAGCCTACTGCCACCGCTGGCTTCCATAGTCCCAGACGTAATAGTGGCATTTCTACTAGCTAATCCCGTACTAATCCCTTTCAGGAATCGGAACACAGCCTTCAAGTCATTAAGATCCAACTGTGCGTCTCCATATTTAGTACGGATTACTGCTTTATTATAGTTAGTTATATCTTTGATCTCGATGTTTTCTATCACTACAAACTTAGATAAGTGTCCCTGTGGAATGAAGATTTCGATAGTATATTTCTGATTGGTCCTATGAAGCTTCTTGGAAATTCCCGACTGGTAAGTGTCACTTAAGCGGATAGTTTTATTGTTTACCGTAGTAAACTTAAACTTATGTTCAGTTAACGTAGCTTCTCCAATGTTGTTGATAGCTTGTGGATCACTTCCTACCATTACGGTTTCAGTAAAGAGAGGTTCCCAACACCTGTAGTCGTAAACATCCTCGGTTAGGGGAGCATTAGCGTTGGAGCCGCCCTCTCCGCTACCGTTAAGGGAGTTTAAAGTGCCTTGAGGGAAGTCTCTAATTTGAGCTTTGTTGGTAGCAATATTGATTCCATTCGGCCCACTAAGGTCCGCCACGTTCAATGGCTCCCACTTGTCTAAGTGTACGTTGCAGTGGTCATAGACACCCTCGGGAACATACGACCACACTTGATCTTGCTCAGGCTGGGTGTGAATCCACATGGACAACGCTTGTCCCCCAATTTCGGCTGAACTCGCATCAATGTTGTGGGCCTTAATAGTTACTTCATACTCATGATCAGGCTCTAAGAAGTTGCGAGACAGATCAGTGCTGTCCGTATTATCAATATTAATTCTCAACCTAGGGAAAGAATTGCTTTGAGTAGAGCGGTGATACTTAAGTATTTGATTATTAATCAGATACTTTGCATACGAGTACTTACTTTGATCATTTCTTGAGTAACGGAAAATAGAGAAAGTAGGGTGCTGCGAGAAAGTATAAGGTGTTGAAGTATCGGTAATCTCAATCGAACTCAGCAGATGTTTATTTCTAAACTCAGGCGCGGTCAGAGGTAAATCTACCGCAGCCGAAGCAGCAGAAGTTCCAAGATTGTTTCCTCCAACCTTACCGTCCATTCCCGAAATACTTAGAACCCCACTTCCACCGTAGTAAGCAACATTAACTTCGTAGGCAGGGGAGCTTGCTGCAAGATACGCACTTGCATCCAACCCAGAGCCATCTGTATCTAAATTAGAGTTATAAATTAAGGGACCGTAAGTATGACTAAAGATATTGGGGCCACCAATTAGGTCATATAAATTAGCTGTTCCATGCCCTCCATACAGGGTCATATAAGTATTAAATAGCTCTTGGACAGGTCTACCAAAAGCAAAGTGTTCATAATAGTTAAGAGAACGGTCAGCGGCTTCCTTATTGATAAGATAGTTTCCTATCGAACGCGGAACATTTAACCCACCATGCTCTGCGTCTTGAGCATACCACGCACTAAAGTCCGAAGGAACCAGCAAATTACTACTGCTAGTTTTAGGAGTCCTCCCAGTAGTTACTGCTTCAAAATATCCCGAAACTATACTGCTGGCTTGGAGATATTTTTCTTGGTCATGAACCTTATTCATAACATATAGAATCTCATTAAGCTGGCCTCGTCTGCCATAAGTATTACAAGACGATGTAGCTACGTTCTGCTTGGCTCTAGAGGCAAAGGTGTTGCTTACAGCGTAGCCGAAAACAGAGCTAGGGGAGGTGAGATTCATACAAACGTCCCACACGGGGTCTAGATTGGAGGTGTCTAAGAGACTACCGATCCCATACTCGTAATCATTTTGTCGAGTAGCTACTTCTTTAAACTTTAATGCTGAGGGCTGGTAACCTAAGGGCAAATACCCGATGGAAGAGGAGTAATAAGGAGAAGATAACTCCAAGCTACCGGGGTTATTTCTTCCCAATCTAGTAAACATCTTGGTCTCTGGGAGAAGGTTGTGGTAGTTTCTCCTACGAAGAGCGTTTCTAGGTACAGCCGTATAGGTTGTTCCAGATAAAAGAACATCATTGATGTTATCTACCTGCGTTCTCTTAAACCTATGTTGAGGAATGCCATTAGCTGTGGCTAATGCTAACATATCAACAGCACACGTTCCAAAGTTAGTAGTTACTGTAGAAGACCCCTCATAAAGATCAGTAAAGTTAGGTCTCCACTCTCGACAATCATTATCAGTTAGTGCATCCAATCCATCAGCAACTGAGGAGATCGTAAGAAATACTTCGGGGATCGCATGGGCTGGGACTACTTGATCAATAACCCTTAGAACCTTAGTAAGTCCGTACTTTCCTGTAGAGTTAAGCTGCTGAGATTGCCAGTCAAATGTACTCGCATCAAACGACATCATAAAGTGGGAAGATTTCCCATTCCACATACTTAATAAGCTAACGGGATCGGGAGTCCTTTCCTTGGTTACATCTCTTAAGATACGCGCATAGTTAGGCGGGTAAGTTTTCTCAGGAGTATAGATGATGAAGTTGTTAAGTACTTTCTTGGCATCTAATGACTCTGCGGTATTAAGAACAAGATAGTTTTTTACCTCTGCTGCGAAGGATTTACTAACGCCGTAACATCTGAGGTAGTACTCGATCCTTTCCAACAGATTCATGCTAATTAAAGTATTAGCATAGTATTGCCTCTTTTCATATGGAGGAACTAAGTAAATCCTCCCCCTGTAATTAAATAAGAAGTTAGGGTCAACTACTAAAGTAAGTAGTTCCGACTCCTCAGTATAGACAGATCCAGTGTAGAAGGTGGGGAAGTTAATCTCACCGGGGTTAGGGGGTGTAGGATTAGGTACAATATTGTAGGCTTCGGTGTAAGGAACTCCGTCCAACATTAATTGCGGAATTGGGAATGGTTTTCCTCCTAGGATAAAGCTGTCTGGAAACTCTCTAACTAGGTCAAATAAAATCTTATCTACTAAGAACTGAATATTCCTATGCATACTATTAGGATCATAATCAGTTACCCCAAACTGTAATGCTAACTCGGGGGTATAAGTATCAAAGTCTTTAAGTGCTGCTGATTCAGTGGCTAAAGTATAGAAGATTAGGTCTGGAATGTAAGATTCCCAAAGTTCGGTAAGGGTATCGGACGTAGTGACATTAAATACACCTGTCGAGAAGAGGGTGTCGAGCATATATTGAATAGCTCGTCTGGTCCCCTTCATCTTGTAGATTTGAACTGCGTTTCGTAGTTGGACACGCCACTTATCAAAGTCTGAGCCGATAAACTTCCAACCAATAAGCTCACCTAATAGCTCTAAGAACTCTTGGGGACATTTACCAATGTCATATAAAGTATTAAGCTCTGCTTGCTCCCCTACTCCATCGGCCATGCTAAAAGCCATAGCCTCTAGGAATCGAGAGAGAGGCCCCGCTTCTACAGTATCATCTATAAGTGCCCCCTCTACAGTTGGGCTAGAGGTCGTAAAGTAAGTAGTAAAAGCAGTCTCTACTTTCGAGTCAGTAGAGTTTAAAAACTCTGGTGAGTACACCACTGAGTTGAGAGTTTTGAGACGATCTAATAGCTGAGTACCGCTTACATAGGTATTTGAACTTACCCCAAGAGAAGAAACATAATCTACGGGGACAATCTTATCCGCTAACCCCCACGTTTCTTGATTCTTCCATAAGTGTTCTTCAAAAATATCTAAAGAATCGGCTAAGACTAAGGGTCTTCCTTTCCAAATAGTATCCGTGAGAAGTTGGGGAAGGAGGGTGGAGCAGTCGAAGTTATCCCCAGACCTGTTAAGAAAATAAACCCATCCTAAATTATTAGCCAAATAGGTATAAGTAGAGGACGAATCGGTTGCGTAAGCGTTATTTGTTAAAGCCGCTAGGTCATCGGTATTATGGTGCCCTGCATGTACGGAGGGGATTTTAGGAAGCAGCGTACCGCTCACAAAATCTACAAACGCCGCGCTGGTTCGGTAGCTATTAAGAGAATAGCCTAGGGGGAATAAAATATTT